TATTTTTTTTATCATCTAGATATTTAAATTCACGAGAATTTTTAATAGTATTATAAAAAATCTTTAATACTTTTTGATGCTCTCTTAATTTATCTGATAACTCTCCTATTACTTTAAAAATATCAATAGAAACTCCCAATGGGGGCTGAACTTCAACAAACTGCTCACTACTTACAAGTAAATAATCTTTTTTATCAACTCGTTGCCCCGATTTAGTATGAATTCTAGTTAATAATATATTAATTCTTTTATTACTTTCACTAGTTTCCTCTAAGAAGCTAGGATCTTTAACAATAGAGGTGCCTTCACGAGGTAATGATTGTTTGATCAATTGCTGATTAATAGCACTAAATTTTTGAGTATTAGTAAATACATCTTTAGTAGATCTGGCTTCAACTTCAATTTTAGTAAAAGTTTCCTTTGCTTGCGGTGAAGCCTTATTACTTTTACTATCAGGATTAGCTGCGTCAATTAAATTATTAAATTCTGTTATTGCTCCGCCATCAGGATCAGATATAAAAGCAAAGCTAGATCCCGATCCATCTGTGGCTCCGCTTGAAATGATAAAATTAGCAGCTTCAGTATCATTATTTAAATCTAAAATAGCACAATCTAACCTAATTTGATCTTCTAAAATTTCTAATCTAGTTTTTAAAGTATCCAATTTGCTTTTAAATAAGTCATCCAAGAATTTAGGAAATACTTGTATTCCTAAAGTTTCTTTAAGATGCATCATCTTATAGAATACTGAGCTTGGCATTCTATTATATTGTGGAGATCGAACTCTAATATGACCTTGTGAATCACAAAAAACTTCTAAATTAAGAAGCTGTGAAACTAGACCTATTTTTTCTTTAACATCTGTAAATTCATTATTATAAAGTTCTAGACCTTTAGTTAAAGATTTTTCATAAGCTAAAATATCATAATCTTTATCATAAGTATCGTCTACAATAAATAAATTTTTATCTTCATTAGCTCTAACATTATAAGACATTCTTCTAGTAAGAAAATTTAATTGTCTTCTAACTAACCTTCTGCGGGCAGCATCACTTACTTCTTTATATTTACTATTAGCATCTATAAAATCTGTAGAATCAAAGGTAGTGTCATGATCTTTTGATTTATCTTGATATGACTTATTCTCATCTTCGATAGCTTGCATAGCAAGCCCAATTTCATTTTCTATTTCTGTAACCTTATTTCGTATGGTGTCAAAATTTGATGATTTTATATTTCCAATTGTTGACTCTGCTTTAATATTTATTGCTCCAGCCATTATGGCTTTATTATTTAGATCTTTAAGTTCTTGTATTTTTTTATCTAATTCTATATTTTTGCCAATAATACTTGTTTGTGTATTTAATGCTAATACATAGGAAGCTTCATCTAAAACTAAATTTTTAAATGGTACAAAATTGCCCCATAAAGTATTTCTTTTCGTTAAATCATTTCTGAGGGATAAAGAGAATGAATGCGCAGCATTTTCTTTACTATGTGGATCTGGCATAGCTCCGTCAAAATTTTGCGTTGCCTTATAATAAGTAGCAAAATTATATGGAACGCCAGTAATCAATAATGACAAAACATTCATGACATCTTGTCCTGCAAATGGCTCCTTAGCAATATTTGGATTTCCAACCCGATTAGCATCATTCATAGTTAAATTACTGCCAAACTGTGTAAAAATACCAATTCCCTCTTTCCATTTATAAACTAATCCATCTGGAGCATAAAATACTTTTGTAATACGACCTGTAACAGGATCTATATTTCGATCATTAATAATCGAATTTTCATCAACTAATGTACCAGCATAACGACCTAATTTACTCTTTACTAATCCAGATCTTTCGGTAGATTTGTCAGTAGATCCTAGCAGGAATTGATTTTCTTGCAATAAAATAGGTGTAACTTCAGATGCCGTACTAGTAACATCATCAAAATTACTTTTGAATGGAGTTAATGGATCATAAATATTACCATTAAAAATATCCACGCCAGGTTTAAAATTAATTTTACCTTGCTCAAAATATATTGTATTGTCAGTTCCAGTTACATTGACAGTAAATTTTCCATCAGACCAATTATCGACTGCGCTTTGAATTACACCACCAAATACATGTGTACCCTCGCCTTCAGATACAAATTGCCCTCTAACCATACTCCATAAATAGTTTGGAAAATCGGCACCAACAAAAGCAGATTTTTCCATTTGCAATGGTACACTAGCAGATGGATTAAATAATCCATCAATAGCTGTTTTAAACCCAGTAAGTGTATTATTTATATTTTGTAACATGCCAACACCAGAAAACATATTCTGTAAACCAGATAATAGCTTTGCATCAAATCTACTCTTAGATCCCATATAAATATGAACAACGTCCATGGGCTGAATAATCAACTTGCCAGAAAAATTAAATCTTAACTTTCTTCTGGCATAATTAGTTTTTTCATTATGATATTGAAATGCTCCTTGAGAATTTGCATCTTGACTTAATTTACTATAAATAGTGCTTATCAATCTATTAAATAATGACACTTCGGTATCTGGAAAAGCGCGCTTAACATTACTTGGACCAAATTTATCAATAATCTTTATTTTTTTATCAGATAATCCATCATTACCAGCTATTTCTCCACCCAATAAATATTCTGGAGGTACCGTAGCTCCACCGCCAAAAGCTCCTCCAGAAAAAATAGATGCCGCAGAAGTACTGTCATAATCAAATGGTAACTCAATACCCAATCTATCAATTATAACTGTTACACGCTTGCCCAATAATGTTTCTGGAGATACTTTAATAGAAAGTGGGCTTGCATTCCTATTTGCACGACTTCTATTTATTCTACCAATTAAATCATTAATTAAAGTAGCGGAAGCTTCTTTTGCAAATTGAGATATTTTACTATTATAAAACATATTAGTGGCATCACTAATAGCTTTTTCAATATCATACTCTGTAATTAACATTGCCTCATATGGATCAGATATGGTAATAGAGCATGTTCCTGGACTGCTCATATCTGTACTAGTTGAAGTAGTTAAATTGGTAAAATTAGTTATTTCAATTGTACCCGTGCCTTGACCAAATTGTGATTGAAATATATTAGAACTATCAGTAATCCAAGAAGTAACTTCACTTGGATTATTAAACCCATAAATTCTTCTAAGGTTATCTATTACCTTAGTAAAGTTACTTGCCTCTTTTTGAGCAGGATTACTAGATCCTCCAAAAGACTGCGAAAATCCACTGCTAATGCTGTCGCTCAAAGAAAAAATAATTGGCATCAATTGTTCTGAAACATTACCAGCGGCATCGGTAATTTTTTGTATTTTAGACAGCTTTTCCAAAGTTGCTATTTGTGCGCACTTATTTTGAAACAATATGCGCATTGATCTATAGTAGATTTTTTCATCAACATCCATAAAGTCTGGTCTAAAATTATCTCCAACAGAAGAGAACATTCTTTTTTTAATAAAAACAGACGCATTTGGCTCTTGCATTAAAACTTCAAATTGTTTTGGGGTAGTAATAAATGGATCTAATCTTAAATAGCCCTCTTCTACATATCTTCGCTCAGAAGACTGATCAAAATGCTCAGCAAATTTTCCTAATGATCCATATTTTACATTTTTACCAGTATCAATATCAATACTATCTAAAGTATGATTAGTATTTTCTCCTAAAGAAAATTGACTGCTAATTTGACCTGCTAATGCTCCTAAAAAATCACCACCCATTTAATACCTTATATTCTTTTAAAATGTACTTTTAATTCCAGCAATGCCTGGACGCGATATTATAGTTGAGCCTGCGACAATAGCTCCCTCTCCAGTAACTTCTCCAGAAAAAGAATGTGGACGATCACCACTTGGACCATCCTTTGCGCTCCTATGAAATGGTAAGTAATTTGTTCTATAACCTCTTCGTTGAGTTGCCATAAATGTCATTGAATAATCTATTGCAAAACTATTTGCTTTTTCATTAATGGTCATATTATCGAAAAATCCTCTATATACCCAACCATTATAATACATTTCAACTGTGAAGGCTAGTTGTCCTAAAGAAGGGACATTCTTAGGAGACAATGTATTATTCGGAGAGTCTAATCCTAATATACCACCTATCAAACTTCCTGCTACGCCGCCGGCGCCTTTAGGTCCACCAAACAAAGATGAAGCCCCATTTATTAAATTATGACTAAGATCATCATTTGCATTATTCGCAGCTAAAGTTAAACCAACTCCATCAAAAGCGTATTGTTCAGCCCTATATAATTCATATAATACATTTATACCTTCAATGCCTGAGCTTCCAGTTGTTCCCGCAATATTAATGGTGGTTAAATCTTCTCCCCAATATTGTAAAGTATATCCACCTTTGGTTCTATCTTTTTGAATTAGTTTCTTATTAACATAGCTAATGGATTCTGGATTAACATACATTCTAACAATGCCAAATTGAGGGACAAACCAAGTAATAATATTTCTTCTATTTTGAGATTTTCGTTCTCCAGAAACTTTATTATAAGGTAACCCATTGCCATCTGCCTGATAAGAAGCAGGTAAAGCAAATCCATTATTTCTAAATGAATCTTTTTGTCCTTGAGTTAAAGGATTATTATTATTTAAAAAACTTTGTGCTGACTTTACTGCATTTAAAATACTACTAGCCATCTCATCTCCTTATTACGGGCGTGGTGCCGGATTTTGTGATCGTGCATTGTCACTAGTCTTATCAACTTTTACAGTAACATGTATTTTGGTTCCGCTATCAGCACCATTTTCAGTTACACTATGTGTAAAGCTTCCAGGAGCACCTTCTGTGCCGGCAGCGGATTTTTTGGCAACAGGTGTTCCATGTTTACCTTGAGCAACTAATTCCGCTGCAGTTAAAGGTTCACCAGTAGGTAATGGTGCAAAATCTTTTTTATGAAATGTTTTGCTACCTGAAGTTCCGCCAGGCTTTAATGCTTCATTTACCCCACCACTATAAAGTGTCATAGCTTGAGCCCTATGTCTATCAAGAAGTTCTGCATTAGCTTTTTCTGCAGCTGTAGATTTGGGATTTTTTTTGATATCCTCAATTTGTTTTTTTATTGCCGCATTAGATCCGCCAATATCTTCATCTTTGCCAGTCGCAAATTTATCTTGAAGAGGCTTTAGCCCTGCTTTTAGCACATCTGGCAAATGCCCAATCCACTCACTAACTCCTTTAGCAATTTTTTGATGAGTTTCAGCAGTAGGATCTTTCATTCTACCACTTTCACCCATTTGTTTATTAAGATCTCCCGCTAACTTTCCGCCTTCTTTAGAATATTTTTCAGCGTTATCTTGTCTGCGTTTTGCTAAGCCCTCTACTTTTCCAGAAAATTTACCTTTTTCAATTCCAAAATTACTTTTTGAAAATCCACTTGCTAAAATATCTGTACTAGTATTAATATCATTTAATTCTTTATTCATATCAGTAAGCTCAGTATGATTTTGATCTTCAATAGAGGTTCCTTTATTAATAGCGTCTTGTAAACCTGCAGACCCTCCAGCTAACGCTGCTGGTGCTCCTCGACCCTCTTGCATAGCCTTCATTGCTTCTAACATTTTTGCAGCATCTTCACTACTTTTAATACCTAATGCTGATGCCATTGGACCTTGCGTAATCATCATTCTTTGTTTTTCAAATCTTGCAGCGCCCGCTTGCCCACCTTTAAGCGCTTCATCCATAGTTGTAATTGGACCTGTTTGTTTTTGAAGAACTTCCATTAATTTTTTTTGAACACCAGCAGTATCTCCACTTCTCATCATTTTTTCAATTTGAAGTCCACCTAATAATCCGCCAGGACCACCAGTTTGTGCTGATAAAAATGATTTTTGTGCAGTCGTCATTCCTGCCATGGCGCTAGCCATATTTTTATATGTTTCAGTTGCTTGGCGCCCCGACATATGTGCGCCCATTAATGACGAAATCCATTTATTAGAGTTATTTGCCATGCCCTCAGTCATTTTTGAGGCAGCTTCTCCTGCATCAGTAATATTTTTAAAAGCATCAGTTGCTCCTAATAAAGAATTTTTCATATCATCAAATTGAACCCCTAAATTTGATGATAATTCACTAAATCGATTAACAAACTTTAACGCCGGCTCACCAGTCATACCTAAACTCTTAAAAGCGCTGCCTAAATCTTGAGTAACAGCCTCAACTGTCCTACCATTACCTGCTGCCATTTTCATAACTGCAGTTAACATATTCATATTTTCGCCAGCAGCAGTGCCGCTACTAACTTGAGCTTGAAGGGCGCCTGGTACATGTCCAAGAGCCATATAATATTTTTCTACAGCTTCTGGTGCTTGACGAGTTGCGCCAATCGTTGCGCGGATGGCACTTTGATGATCTGATAGTATTGAATTTATATCTGAAAGATCAGCGCCCGCCTTTTTATAAACTTGACCAAGATTACCGGTCGCTGCAGATACTGCCAATAATCCTGCTTGCATCCTTGTTATATTATCTGCTTTTCTTGCCATATTTTCAACAAATGACGCCATTGCTTCATGATTCCCAGTAAATGCTTTTAATGCAGATTCTGGTAATTTATCTTTAAATTTATCAAATAATCCACTAATAGCTATTTTAGCAGCAGTGGCGCCAGAGCCGCCAGCACCCAAAGTGTCTTTTAATTGTTTCATTTGGTCTGAAAGCGTATTCATATTACCATAATCTACATTACCTAATTGATGAAAAGAATCTCTTGCATTAAGTGTTGCCCCTGCAATAGCCGTAAGCGCTAATCTAGCTGTTCCTGCAGATTCGCCTACGCCTTTCATTCCGTCGCCAACTTTTTCAAGAAAATCAGTTAAATGTTCAAATCCAATTTTTGCTCCTGATGCCATATCAATTGCAGCTTTTTTAATTCTACCTAAAGCATCGGGAGCAGAAACGCCAGCCTGTTTAGCTGCGGCGTCGTAGTCTTGTAATCGTTTTATATCTTCTTGTGTTGGTGCAATTGGTTCATTAGCCATTTAGTCAGTCCTGTTTAATAACTTGTTTTCTACGTCGTCTCTTAATTGGTTGTTCGATTTTCTTAAGAGCCTCTAACATTTCTAAACTTTCTGACCTTACCATATTACTTGATTCTTCAAATTCATCATCAGTAGAAATGTGAGTGTTTCCACCACCAACAATCTCTTGAACCGCTTCCGGATTCCAAAAGGATGCTAATAGATATGCGTGATTTTTAGCAAGTTCGGCATCATCATTTTGATCCCCTAGCCAATTAGAATACATCCACATTTTCTGAACCGGATCCATTTCAGTTATGAAAGGATCATCAGGCATCTTCTGATACTTTTTACAAAGAAACCAGTTAAATCGATGTTCCGGTTCATATATTATTTTTTTAAGTCTTCAACGACCTCCTGGGCGTCTGCTGCAGTCTTAAGAGCAAACTTATCTCTTGACTCATCTACCATTTTCTGATATTCGTCAAATAATCTATTAAGTAAGGATTCATCTAAACGATCCATAAACTCCAAACGCGCATCTAGAGTATCAGAACCTATAAATTGAGCCACATCAACTCCAGCAACCTGAACTAGTGATCTGCCTAATAACTGCCTTCTAATCTCAAATGGAGACTGTACAGAACCATCATATTCTGCAGCAATCATAATGGCATCACGCATCTCTTTAGAGCGCAATGTTTGTAAAATATAAACATTACCCAAAAGTTCTACTTCACGAGTAGTTCTCGTCATACCAATTAACATCTCAATGCGGCGCCTTGCACCCTCATTTAAACGCTCTTTACCCGATCTTTTAACTTCTCTGGCTTCCTTAATTTGTCTCTCAAATTCGCCAGTATCTTGCTGTTGTTCCGCTTCTATTCTATTTTGAAACTCTCTTATAGAATCCATATCAGGTGGAGAATTAGAAAATTGTCTACCACGTGGTGGAGCTGAATAATTTTGTTCGCCCTCATCAGGAACATCAAATTCCTGTAATTGTTGACCTGCAAATGATTTACTCCCCAAACTGCTTTTGAATTCTGGCATCTTTAACTCCACATAAAAGAAATATCCCGTAACTGATAATATATATATCAATTGCGGGATATTTTTACTATTATAGGACTAGCCTATATTGATATTTTATTAGAATATACTGTTATTGTCGCCAATATCGATAAGTCCGGCAGCATCAAGAGATCCGCCTTGTCCATTAGTTCCAGTATCGGCAAGTTGTTCAATATTAACAATTCCAATGCCTTTCTTACCTCCACCAATGTGTAGTACTCCAATTTCACCGCCTTGAGCGACTGGAGATCCACCATTAGAAGTAGAGCTGGTGCTTGCATTAAGATGGCTGTAAATTCTCTCGGCTTGCCAAGTCATCTTATCAGTAATAATCCATTCATTTGCAGCATAAGCATAGTTGATACCATCAATCCAAACATTCTTAATAACAGTAGAGATGCTTTGGGCACCAGCTCTTTGCTTGTCTATGATAACAATATCAAAAGGATATACTTGAGAAGCAACGTGAACGAAACCTCTGCTGAAAGCCTCTGCAATTCTTAACTTATCAAATCTAACTCGATCACAGCTTCCAGTGATGTTCGTAGATCCAGTAGGCACAGAATCGACGTGTCCGTCAGTTCCAACTTCATCAACCATCTTGATTGGTCTTTTCTCATCAATAGTCATTGTTTGGATAGCGCCAACAGCCCTACCTTCAACCATAATTAAAATATTGGTTGAGACGGCGGTACTAGTTTTATTTCTACCACTT